ATCCATACAGAAAATAAAAAATACAAAAAAATATGCCGGGGTTGCATACAAGTACCGGTACCCCCCGGGTGGCCCTAGCAGCCCCTACGGGCCTCTCCCCATCGGTGATCCGCCGCCTGACGTTTACCAAAGTGTTTTGCAACAAGCCGGGAACCAGCCGGGCCTAATAGGTCGCGGCCCTGCGCGGTGTTCCCGTCTCATTGACATTATTTCCGGTATGGATAACCCGCCGGGCTGTTCTTTGAGGTCACCCGGCGCAGTCTTACCCGAATAGCAGACCGCCGTATTTATCCCGCCGATACAACCGCCTGATCATTATTGTGGGTCATGCCCACAAAAAAACCCCCGACACTAGGCCGGGGGAGTTGGGGAGGAAACTGTTGGGTTGGTTAGTCGGTCTTTATCGTAAATTCTGCCTTCTTGATAGAGCGAGGCGAGTCGCTGCCGATCCAGCTGGTAAAGCCCATAGAGTCCATGAATGCCTCAAGCCCTCTGATCTGGTTGTTGATCGCGTCGAGATGATACCGCAGCACCTTTAGCTCGTGTTCAGTGATGGCGAACACGTCGGCGGCTTCGTTGGAGGTCAGTTCTGTTTTGATCGTGCTTTGCATTGTTTCGTCTCCTTTTGCAAAAGTTCGAGGCGGCCCGATCTGGACCGCCCCGTATTATAGCCACAGATCAGCCGGTCGGGTCAAGGCGGTAAATCTTCTGATACCGTCCCGCCGCGCGGCGTCCCGTGCTCTTGGCCTTAATCGGATAGCCTGCCTTGCGGAGGTCGGACAGATACCGGACCACAGTCAGACGGGTAAATCCGAGGTTCCCGGCCATCGTAGGCGCGGCCTGATACCCTTTCGCCAGTTCGGCCAACAGCCGATGATGCCCCGGGCCAATATCGACATTGTGGGCCACAGTCTTAACCGGCACCGGCGCGGCTTCCTGCAGCGGCTCACCATGCATTCCGGTCACGGGATACAACGGCTTTGCCACTGGCTTGGCCTCGGATTCAGCCCGAAACTTAGCAAGCAAGCGCTTGCGTTCGTCCTGACGGACCACCTGTTCGAAGCGGTCGGCCAGCTTGCGAACGTCGTTTAAAAGTGTCTTAGGGATACGCATGTTTGTTCCTTTCGTCTTAGATTATGCTGGCGATGATAACCACCAACAGGATTATCCAGCAAAGCCGGAATAGTGATGCAATCAAGTCATGCAATGGCAAGTCCTTCCATGTCACGCCACCGGTCAGACTCAATTACAGTTCTGACGGCGTCGGCACGCTGACGTGCAACCATGTGCGGCCGGGCTGTTTTCTTGCCCGTCTGCCATGTTTTGCCGTCGGTGTCAGTCCACTCGGCATCTGTGTGTGTGGACCAATGGGTGAGCGCATTATAGCCAGCCCACATAGACCGGCCAAGTTCGCGCTCTTCTTCCTCGAAACGATGAAGCAGGTAATTCATCAAACGGCGGTTGATGCCGTCACCCTGCCCTGCCTCGGCAGCGGCGTCCTTCTTCCTGCAAATAGTCTCGGCCAGTAGCGCAGCGAATTGCTGGCTATTCATTGCACGGCCGCGCCATAGCTGCATCTGGTCCCGGTTATTCTGCCAGAATTCTAGTCCCATTGCGGCCTTGCTGATTAGAGCACCAACAGACAGATTTTTTGTGTGCCTGCGTTTCTGGTGATATGCCTTCTCGCCACCAAAAACCAAAGTATTGCGGCAAAGGTCGCGATAAGCACCGCTAAATATCTGGAACGACCATGACATATCGACAGAGTTGAACACGTCCATCCGGCAGACAACCCGGTCGGCCATGCCCTCGATCGTTGCAGACAAGTTGTTGAAGTGGATTGTGCGGTGAGCGCGCAAGCCGTGATCCAGCAGCCGGTCGGTCACCGTCACGTCTTCAATAGGCAGGTCGCCTTGTGACAGTTTTTCGGCCTGTGCCTCGAATAGCTTGTGATGTGGCACTAGGTTATAACTATCACCGACTGGCCGCGTCTGTAACAGGTCACCGGTCACGTCGTTAACGAGTGCCGAAAAACCCTTCAGCCGGGTCGGTGTGATAATGTCCCGGATAACTTCACCGTGAACAGTCCGGTCGGGATAGCTGGTCAAGGCATCGATCGGCACCTTGGACACCCGGCCGTGTTCCTCGTATAGGGACAGGTCGGCGATATTATTGTGGCGGTATTCCCAGCCATCACCCGAAGGGCGAATTGCGCTGTTAGTCGGTACTAAATCAAGCATAGCTTGTTCTCCTTTGTAAGTTGGCAGCATTACCAACAACTGAATCATGGCACAGCATTTGCACCAGTTGAAGCCCTAAGCCGAAATTTTTTTCGGCCGGCAATCGATCGGCCCCGCGACTCGCCATCGATCCGATTGGCCCGGCAGTCCCGCCCCCGAAAGGTAACCCACTAGCAGGAAACCCCCAACCAATCCCCAAACTTGAAGCATAGTGCTGACAATATTTGAAGCATAACGCTGACATTATTTGATGCCGTGCCGGTCGCGCCAGACGCGCCAAGTGATCGCCTGTAGCTGGTAGGGCATAAGGCCAAGCCGTTCGGCGGCGGCTTCATATGCGGCTTGCAAAGCGCGGTATTCACGGACGCCAATGTTTGAACGGTCGTCAGTCAAGCCGACGCGCTCACCGTAAGCAATGTTCCGGGCGTGGCCGTCGATTGTCACGTTGAATTCGCCCATAATGTCACAAAAGAACGATGTTATTTTCTGGCCTTTCAGCATGGCTTTTGCCCCATCGTAGTCCGGACGCGCCACCAAGATATCCCAAGCCTTGCGCTTCATGGCGTGATAGGTCGAGACTTTCACCGAGTCGATCCCGTCACCTCGGATGAACGCGCCGATCAGTGCGTCGGCATTCCTGACATTACGTGACCATTTGTTATTCGGTGAAAGCGCAGCGATAACAGCAACCACAATATAAACCGCAATGCCGTATTTTATCGCGATATCATGCGCCGCCTTTTGTGCGTCGGAATACCACAACAAGCCTTCTGCGTGTTGTGTCTTGTCAGCGTCACGATAAACGCGGGTGATGTTGTAGATCATTCTTTCGTGATCGATTAGCGTGGCCTGTTTTGTCATGTGATCACCACCTTTTTATCGTTAAACGCCGCGACGGTCGCGTCAGTTTCGATCCATACACGCGCGCCACAAGAAAGCGGCTTGTCCGGGGAGTAAACAACAGAAGACGCGCCGCCGATCTCAACCCGGTGCGCATATGTGTTCTTTTTGTATGTCTTGACGGTGATTGCCGGGTCATGCGTGCCGTTCTTTTTGTTGGCCCGGATGACGTGCTGGTTTATGTGGATTCGTTTTTTCATGTCGTTTGTTCCTTGTCGTGTTTCCTAATCGTTGGCAAATGCTACGGATAATAACCGCCCCGGTCAATAGGTTTTATTTGTTTACCTTTTTCTTTCAGCCAACAGGACGGACAGCGCAACTGCCCCGACTCGTTTGTCATGGCTGGCTCACCGCACTTATCGCATGGGTAGTCGGGCGACAATGTTGTGGGCCTCTTGTTGACAATATTTCGACTGACAATATTTAGGCTGACAACATTTTTAGCTGACATTATTTAGTCCACATCATCCGGGTGAGTGAAGCCGTCGCCCGGATCGGCATAGTCTATCTGCCACTTGAGTTGCAACTCGTCGTACATCTCCGCCACTGTTTCACCGTGCTTGTCGATGAATTCCTGTCGCGTCATGTAAGATGCGTCCTCTTCCATCTCAATCAGCCAGTCACTTACTTTGCCCATCTCGCGTCCCTACCTTTGTTTCGTAGTTTTCAACATCAGCCACCACTTGATCAATCTTTGTATATATCTGATCGAGGTCGCTGTCCATCAGGTCTATGTCCTCTAGTGCATGTTTTGCCTGTGTAAGAAAAGCACGGATTACTGTCGTCTGTGTTAGCTTGACGCGGTAGAGGCCGCCGTCCGTACAGTCGGGACATTCCATCCACTTTTCGATATCCCCACAAAATATGTACGAGATTTTGCCATAGCCACCGCAGTGCCAGCAGTGACAAGATTCAACGTGATTTTCCATCATAAAAATCTCCCTACAATACCGGCGACAGCGTGATAGGCCATCCATGCCAGACAACCCCACATGCACGCCAACAACAACATCTCTATGCCGTCGTGCGTGAGGTAGTAGTCCCTCACCCTGTGCCACAGCTTATTCATGTTCGCCACCGTTGCCTCTGCCCAGTCCACCAAAATACTGCGGCTTACGCTTGGCAGTCTCAAACACACCCACAGTGATAAAGATGCCAGCCAACAAGATTGCGTGTACAAGCGCACTGATGCCAAACACAACAATCGATCCCACCCACGACGAGAACACAATACACCACATCCACGCAAGAACTTGCATGATCATGTGTCGAGTGTTTACGTCGGGGATGTTGGACAGCGGGTTCTTTGCGCTGTCCATCACCAGTTGATACAACTTAGTCATCTATCGGCACCTCTTCTTCGTACACATAGTCGCGCCACCACATCTTTTTGCCTTCTTCGTCAACTGGCGGGGTGAACTTGAGCGCATGATGTAGCATGTGTTGCAGATGTTCTAGCTTCCCTACATCAGACAACCACATATCACTAGTCTCGTGGATCGTAGTGATCATGTTACGCAGTTCATTGTGTGCCTTCAGAAGTTGTCGGCGGTCTTCGTCTTTTACGATTACTTCCATGTGTCAATCTCCTTTGTTTGACGCTGTGCTAGTTACCCATACAGGTAATAAAATAAGATTGTCAACACAAAAAAAGAAACAGGGCCAGTCCGAAAACCAGCCCTGCTTCCCAAGGAGACCAAACGATGCCTAACGCACTTCGTACGGTATGCACAGTTTTAGCACCACCCTTTCATACCTGTCAAGCCACCTTTGACATTCTCTCTCGCTCTTGCTGACAAAAATTGCAACCCATCTGGGATAGTCTACGCAAGCCTTTGACTTGACAAAATCTCTGCGTGTTTCTCCTATGCGTACAGAAGATAACGGGGCGACAACTTCAAATCGCCCCTTTATTCGCTCTTCAACAAGAGGCAGTAGCGGCTCCCCCTTGCGATTTTTGAACACCCGTATCTTTCCCTGTGACTTCACCTTCATACTCCTCGTCTTCTATTGCTTCAATGTAGATGTCGATAGCTTCTCTAATTAGGTCAGCAACTGCGACCTGTTCTAGTCCAGCCTTTGACATGTTCTGGGAATGTGTTGACAAAATATCATACTGACGTTGCGCCATCAACAGGTTATATGTCTTTGTATTTTCACGAATCTTGTGGGGTCTTGGCATCACGGATTTCCTTCTTGTGTAACTTATCCTGTTGCTTTTTTCTTTTGTCTTGGATAACTCTTTTTCTGTAGAGATTATCCCGAAGGGATTTAGCAATGGGATTTATTTTTTGTATTTTCTTTATCATAGGGTTTATCCCGTAGGGGGTAAGTAATAGTGGCCGACAAAATTTTGCTTGTCAAGAGATATCTGTATGGATTACTCTGTGGCAAATCGAGGGAGATCAAATGACAAAATCACCACAATGGCTGACAACTTACGTCGAGTCACTCGACATCCACCCGCTGACAAAATATCGATCCGACTGTCCTGTGTGTGGCAAGTCTAACACGTTCAGTGTCACAGACGACGGTGTGCAACGCATGTGGTTCTGTTTTCATGCTGACTGTAATGTAAAGGGACGGACCAACGTCAAGCTGACAAAAGAGTTTGCAACCCACGCCCTTGTACGAAAACTTGCAAAGCCGACAGAAGAAGTTGCTGACAAAAATTTTCAGCCGCCCCCCACGTTTGTCAGTTTGTCTCGCAATCGTGATGCAGAGATGTATGTGCGGCGCATGAATTCTTACGATGCGTATCTGTCAGGTCGTGTCGACATTCGTTACGACTTCCAGCGGCACCGCGTTGTGTACATGGTAAAGGATGGCAGAAAGGTTGTGGATGCAGTAGGGCGTGCGTTGAACGACGTGCGTCCGAAATGGTATCGTTACGGAAAGTCACAGACTCCTTTTGTGTGTGGCAATCACGGCACAGTCTTTGTAGTAGAGGACTGCGCTAGTGCGTGTGCTGTCAGCAACAAAGTCACAGGGCTTGCGCTTCTCGGCACAAATCTATTACAGGAACATGTGCGGGTGCTACAAGATTACGAGCGCGTATATATTGCGTTGGACAAGGATGCCACTGACAAGGCGCTTGACATGGTGCGGCGTCTGTATTTTCTTGTGCCGACGCAATTAGCTGTTTTGCAACAGGATTTAAAAAACATGACGGATGATGAAAGGGACGAATATCTTGAAGAGCGTATCGCTTGACCAACAAATACTAGGCTTCTGCCTCGACGCAGAATTTTTCTCGCAGGTAAAAAACACTCTTGATCGTGACATGTTCACCAAAGAGATGCGGGATATCTTTGACACTATCGTGTACAGCCACACCAAGTACGGCACGACGATGACATCGACAGAGCTTGCGGCTTTGTTCGATGATCGCAATCCCGCCATGCCGTCTACTGCGCGAGAGTCTGTGCATGAAATAATAGTGCAACTTGAAGCGGGTAATCCCGAGAACACCGATATGCACGTGGACATGGTGCAGAACTTCTGGCTACGGGATCGCGCACGCCTCATCGGTGAAAAAGCTATCGAAATTTTCACAGGCGAGAGTGAAGAGTTTGGCGAGTTGCAACGACTAATCGATGCTGTCGATGACGGTCGCATGTCTGACAAAACCACCTACACAGAGGTGGAAGAGAACTTGGACGAGTTGCTTGACGATGTGGCTGCAGACCCTGACTTTCCCTTTGATTTCAATCTGATACACGAAGAAGTGCCCGGACTTGACCGTGGCAACTTTGGTATTTTGTTTGCAAGACCCGAGGTAGGCAAGACGACTTTCTGTTGCTTCCTTGCCGCGTCGTATATACGGCAGGGCCAGAAGGTTGTGTACTGGGCCAATGAGGAGCCTGCAGATCGCATCAAGCTACGCATCATCCAGTCCTTCTTTGAAGTCACGGACGAAGAGATGCGTCAACAGCGTGCATCACTTGCGGAGCGGTACTTGACAGAGGTGGCACCCTACCTGCGTGTCATGGACTCTGTTGGCACGTCAGTCGAAGAGGCAGACGAGTATGCGAAGCTAAACAAGCCTGACGTGATGTTTATGGATCAGCTAGACAAGTTCCGCATCAAGGGCGAGTTCAATCGTCAGGACGAACGCTTAAAGGCGATCTATGTGTACGCACGAGAGATTGCCAAGCGCAACAAGATGCTGGTGTGGGCTGTCAGTCAGGCAAGCTACGAAGCACATGATCGTCAGTTTATCGACTACAGCATGTTGGACAACTCGCGCACGGGCAAGGCTGGTGAGGCTGACATAATCATTGGCATCGGCAAGACAGGGTCTAGTGAAGTCGAGAACGATGTGCGTCACATTTGCGTGTCGAAGAACAAGTTGAACGGCTGGCATGGTATGATCCATGCACAGATTGACATCAACAAGGGGGTGTACTTCTGATGAATGTGCTGACGTTTGATGTGGAGACAACCCACGTGGAGAAGCGTGGTGGTGGTCACACACCCCTGCCCTTCTTTGGCAACCGGCTGGTGTCGATAGGTTACAAGTGGTTAGTCAGTAGCGTGGACTATGACTGCTACTATCATTCCACACAGCCGCCGACTTCAAATGCGTTCACAAAATTTCAAACTGCCTTGAACCATGCTAACGTTTTGATTGGTCACAACATCAAGTTTGATCTGACGTGGATCAAGGAATGTGGATTTACATACGAGGGACACATCTATGATACGATGGTTGCGGAATATATTCTGGCCCGAGCGAGACGTTGGCCTCTTGGACTTGCTGGTCTTGCAAAAAAGTATAACGTCACCCAAAAGGAGACGGACCTCGTCGCGCCGTATCTCAAGGAAGGCAAGACGTTCTACGACATACCGTGGGAGATCATACAAGAATATGGAATAGCAGACGTTAAGGCCACAGAAGAGATTGCACTGAAACAACTAGACGCCTATGGCGTAACTTTCGAGGAGCTATACAATGAGCCTAGTGCCGACACTAAAGCTGTCGCTGGAGATGACCAGCGTGCTTTCGCAGATTGAACGCAACGGACTGCGTATAAATCTTGACACGCTTGCTGACATACGCAAGCAGTACGAAGAGGAGATGCTGGAGCTGGAGGCACGGCTGATGGAGTTAGCCCGAGAAGCTATGGGTGACACGCCAATCAATCTGTCCAGCCCTGATGATCGTAGCATCTTGCTGTACTCGCGACGTGTAAAGGACAAGAGAGAGTGGGCGCGTATGTTCAACTTGGGCCACGAGATGCGAGGCTCGACCATGAAGCCTAAGCAACGCACTCGCATGTCAGAGAACGAGTTTCGCGGGATCGTACGTCGTCACACAGACGTGGTGTATCGCACACGGGGCGAGATGTGTCAGGAGTGCAACGGCGCAGGCCGCATACAAAGCATTCGCAAGGATGGCAGTCCGGGCAAAGCTATGCGTGTGTGCAAGGCTTGTGGTGGCAGCGGCGTGTTCTACACGTCAACTGGACGGGTGGCTGGCTTCAAGATCGTGCCACGCAACTCGTTTGACACAGCGTCAGCAGGATTCCGCACGGACAAGGCTACACTGGAAGAGCAACTGGAAGACTTGCAGGGGGATGCACATGAATTTGTTTCAGCATATACTCGCTACAACGCCCTCAAAACGTACATCAACACGTTCGTTGAAGGCATGGAAAACAACGTGGACGACCACGGCTTCATCCATCCAGAATTCATGCAGTGTGTTACGGCGACGGGTCGCCTTTCGTCTCGTAACCCGAACTTTCAAAATATGCCACGTGGTAATACCTTCGCAATACGCAAGGTTGTCGAGAGCCGCTTCGAGGGCGGCCTTATCATGGAGGGAGATTACTCGCAACTAGAGTTTCGTGTGGCTGGCTTTCTGGCTGGCGACAAGCAGGCGTATAGCGACGTGCGAGAGGGTACAGACGTACACAGCTACACAGCGGACGTGATTGGCTGCACACGGCAACAGGCCAAGGCCCACACGTTCAAGCCTCTCTACGGTGGCACCACAGGCACCGAGGCACAGAAGCGATACTATCGTGCGTTCAAAGAGAAATACGCAGACATCACTATGTGGCATGGGGAGTTGCAGCGACATGCAGTCAAATACAAAAAGGTCCGACTACCGTCCGGCAGAGAGTACATGTTCCCGGGATGCAAGTGGACAGAGTGGGGCACGGCAACAAACCGCACCGCAATATGTAACTATCCTGTGCAGGGCTTTGCCACTGCAGACTTACTCCCTCTGGCTTTGGTGTCCTTACAGAAGACAATTACAGATGCCAATCTCCGCAGTGTGATTTGCAACACGGTCCATGACTCGATTGTCATGGATGTGCATCCAGACGAAAAGGATACGTGCATAAATATTTTGCAACACGCCATGCTGTCCTTACCGTTTGAAACTATTCGCAGATACGGACTGACCTATGACATGCCAGTTGGCATAGAAATTAAAATAGGAAAAAACTGGCTTGACTTGGAAGAAGTTAGTTTGTAATATCTTTCTACAACCCTAGACAACGAGGTGAAAATGTTAGGGACAAACTTAGCGGCACTTGACGATGTGGATAAACTCGTCCAAGCGTTCGAGGCTGACGACGACCAAGCCTTGATGGAAGCTACTGGACAAAGCACAGGCGGCAACCGACAGGTTGGTTTGCCTAGAATAAACATCAACTACGATGCAGAGGACGAGGATGGAAAGCCCTTGACCCGTGGCGAGTGGAAGATGATGTACGAGGGCAAGATGGTGTATGCTCCCTCTGTGGACATACAGATTCTGTTGCGTACCTACGAGTACAGCGTCTGGGATCAGGAGACAGGTTCCTTCTCAAACAAGTCTGTACAGAAGACGTTGCTTTCGGGTGACTTCCCCGACAGTCTGGGGGGCAACAAGTGTGGTCGGTTGACCCGTGATGAAGAGGACGCTCTGTCAAAAGACGATCCTGCCTACTTGCATTCACGCTCTGTGGTGTGCAATCAGGTAATCTACGGCAAACTAACAGGTGACTTTGTAGACGCGGATGGTAATCGGATAAAGATCAAAGATCAGCCTATCATCTCCTATTTTAAAAGGTCGGGTTTCAAACCTGTTGCCGACTTCATTGACACACTGAACAAGCAGAAGAAGGTTATGCAAAAATGTATAGCTAACTTCTCTACCCAAAAAAATAAAAAGGGCAGTGTGACGTACTGGACTCCGGCGGTCAGCTTAGGCAAGACCACGGACATTAAGGAAGCGGACAAGGACTTGATGCGGATGTTTGGGGACACAGTGAAGGCTCACAATGAGACCATCACTAACCAATATCGCGAAGCAGTCAAGATGGTTGTTACCAACGACGAAAGCGATCTAGCGTCGGATTTCGTCGATGTTCACACAACTTAAAGTCCAAGACTTCCTGACAAATGCACTCCGGGGGGATGTAACAGTCTCCCCGGAAAGCATTAAAAACTTTTCCCAAGACTGTACAGAAGCCATTACCAAGCAGATGAACCGTGGCGACGACGGTTATCGTATGCGTATGTCTGGTCTGGGACGTCCCCTCTGTCAACAACTGCTGGAACGCGAAGGCCACAAGGAAGAGATGGAATACAACGCCATCTTTCGCTTCCTGTTTGGCGATCTGACAGAGGCCGTCGTGATGATGATGCTGCGCGAAGCCGGTGTCGAGATCGTAGACTTCCAACGCGCTGTCGAGCTAGAGATAGCTGGTCACAAGATCAAGGGCACTCTCGATGTGATCCTGCGTGACGAACTTGGCGAAGAGAAAGTCTGGGACATCAAGTCTGCAAGCGAGTGGGCCTACAAGTACAAGTATACTGGTGCAGGCGGTTACGAGGCTATCAAGCGAGACGATCCATTTGGCTACCTGATGCAGGGCTTCCTGTACGCAGAGGCTACAGGGCTACCCTTTGGTGGCTGGATTGTGGTCAACAAGTCCAGTGGAGAGGTAGCTGTCGTTGACGTGCCTGACTGGTGCCAAGACGACAAGAAAGAATATCTCAAGGACGCTGTGCGGCGTGTCAAGATATTGACAGACCCAAGTGTCAAACCTCGGATAGACTTCAAGGACGAGTTCGAGACGTACCGCAAGGACGGTCAGGACGTTCGCACAGGTAACAAGGTTCTGGCGAGGCAGTGTGGCATGTGTGGCTTCAAGCATCACTGCTGGCCGAAAGCTGTGTACCATGACAAGGTTACGTCCCGCGCCAAGAACAGGCCGAAGACGTGGTACAGTCGCTTGAAGAAAAAGGTTCTATGATGCCCTACATTTTTGTACGAGACTACGACATCGACATGATGCAGCTAAACAAGAATGTGTATCACGTCTTTGTCGAGTCTGTCATGCAAGCCGGTGGGGAGCGTAAGGTGGTGTATCTGCGTCAGCATGAACGAGGTCTTCCCATGACGCTGCGTAACAACTACGCCGATATTGGCCTGTTTACCGCAGAAACAGAGGCGCGTGACGTACGCAACATAGAAACAGAACTGCAGAACATTAGTCGTATATCATACAACGGAGCAAATGTGTGTGTGCCGATATTGCCCCTCTCAAGAGAAATGGACAGTATACAAAGACTATCCCCAAAACTGGCAGGCTATCTAAAAAAACGAATGGACTCGATAGGAATGTCACTATGAAAAGCATGGGGGGATACAGGTCACACTTCGAGCTAAACGTAGCCAGATCGTTGCGTCAAAAGGATGTAGCGTTCGAGTACGAAAAGCGCAGGGTTACATTTGTACCCAAGCCTCGCACGTACACACCTGACTTCTACTTCCCGTCCACGGATGTATTTGTAGAGGCCAAGGGAAAGTTCGACAAGAACGACCGCGTAAAGATGTTGCTTGTCAAGGAACAGAATCCGGACTTGGATATTCGCCTTTTGTTCCAGAACGCACGCAATAAGATTTACAAGGGGTCAAAGACCACGTACGGTGCATGGGCTGATCGACATGGTTTCGAGTGGGCCGAAGGACACATACCGGAGAGTTGGTACAAAAATGGAAGAAAATGATATGGAGTCCATGCTGGAGAAAGCCAGCCTGTTGCAAGACAGGTGGTATATTGTCCTGCGACAGACGGGTGAAGACAACATCAACATGGCTGCCTACGACACGACAACAGAGGACGAGGACGACGAGTACTTCTCCGCTGGCACTGTAATTCTATCAGGGCTTGTGGAGTTGATGGAGTCTGACTTTGATCGGGTCATGGCAGCAGGTCTAGCCCGACTAAATTTCGAACACGAAAAGCAAGTTATAGAAGAGTCCACCGGCAATGGTGCAAACGTAGAGAGATTTCCGGGCAAGAACATCATTAAGGTAGACTTTGGTAAGAAGCAATGAGACACGAAGAATACATGCGGATGAAGGCAGAAGAAGAAACGATGGGATTAGAACTTGCTGGAAAGGAAGCGTACGGCAACGTGGACATGGTCAACAGTCCACCGCACTACAATCAAGCAGGGGTTGAGTGTATCGATGCCATACGCGCTGCCACAGACGAAGGCTATCAGTACTACCTGCAAGGAAACATCATCAAGTACCTGTGGCGTTACCGCTACAAGAATGGCGTCCAAGACCTAGAAAAGGCACAGTGGTACTTAGAAAAACTTATCGAGGAGATTACAGATGAATAACATGTTGCCCACACCCTATCAGCAATTTATCCACAAGTCCCGCTACGCACGCTGGCTTGACGATGAACAGCGGCGAGAGAACTGGGACGAGACTGTAGAGCGTTACCTGCAGTTCATGGTCGATCACGTCAAGAAGAAGCACGGATTTGACATAGAAGAAGTCACTCCCGGAGACATGAGCGCGTTACGTCAGGCGATACTTAGTCAGGACATCATGCCGTCGATGCGTGCAATGATGACAGCCGGTCCTGCTTTGGAACGAGACAACATCTGTGGATACAACTGTAGCTACATACCCGTGGACAGCACACGTGCATTTGACGAGGCTATGTACATTTTAATGTGTGGCACAGGGGTGGGCTTCTCTGTTGAGCGCGAGAATGTGGACAAGCTGCCTGTTGTCAGTGATGACATGCAGGCGACAGACACTGTGATCAAGGTAGACGACTCTAAGCCCGGGTGGGCCAAGGCACTGCGCGAATTGATTGCGCTGCTGTACGCAGGTCACATCCCGAAGTGGGACTTGTCTGCCATACGCCCGTCTGGTGCCCGTCTTAAAACAATGGGTGGACGTGCCTCTGGTCCGGGTCCGCTCGAAGATTTGTTTAACTTTGCTGTGCAACTATTTGTAAAAGCACAAGGTCGTCGCCTGTTCCCTATCGAGTGTCACGACTTGATGTGCAAGGTGGGCGAGGTTGTTGTGGTGGGCGGCGTACGTCGTTCTGCCCTGATTAGCCTGTCGAACCTTAACGATGATCAAATGGCACACGCTAAGTCTGGTGCGTGGTGGGAGAACGAGGGACAGCGTGCGCTGGCTAACAACTCTGTTGCCTACAAAGGCAAGCCAGAGATGGGTACATTCATGCGCGAGTGGCTGGCTCTGTACGACTCCAAGTCTGGAGAGCGTGGCATCTTTAACCGTGACGCCGCTGACAAACAGGTTGCCCGTAGCGGACGCCGTGAGACAGGGTACATGTGGGGCACCAACCCGTGCAGTGAGATCATCCTGCGTCCCTATCAGTTTTGCAACCTGTCAGAGGTAGTCGTTCGAGAGTACGACACATACAGTGACCTAGAAGAAAAGGTCCGACTTGCGACTATTCTGGGTACGTTGCAGTCCACGCTAACAGACTTTAAGTATCTGAGGAAAGTATGGAAAACCAACACAGAAGAAGAACGATTGTTGGGCGTATCCTTGACTGGTATAATGGATCATCATCTGTTGTCAAAAAATGCAGACTCCGCTTCTTGGCTAAAGACTCTAAAGTTCGTAGCCATAGACACAAACGCGGACTTGGCACAAGCCCTTGGTATTCCACAGTCGGCTGCCATCACCTGTGTAAAACCGTCGGGTACTGTATCGCAACTGGTGGACGCTGCAAGCGGCATTCACGCTAGACACAGTAAGTATTACATACGCACAGTTCGCGGAGACAACAAAGACCCATTGACACAGTTCCTGAAGGAACAGGGTGTGTACAACGAGCCGGACGTGATGAAGCCGGACAACACGACCGTGTTCTCCTTTGCAATGGAGTCGCCTGATGGTGCGGTCACTCGTAATGATATGACAGCCATCGAACAGCTAGAGCTTTGGAAGACGTACGCTGTCCACTGGTGCGAACACAAGCCGTCTGTGACCATCACGGTCAAAGAGGACGAGTGGATGGATGTAGGCGCGTGGGTATACGAGAACTTTGACGTGGCGTCGGGCGTGTCGTTCCTGCCGCATAGTGATCATACCTATCAGCAGGCACCCTATCAGGACATCGAACGCGAAGATTATCTGGAGTGGCAACAAGCGTACGGCTACCTCAATATCGACTGGCAGGCGTTGTCCGAATACGAACGGGAAGATAACACGTCAGGCTCTCGCGAGTTGGCCTGCACGGCTGGCGTGTGTGAGGTGGTTGATCTCAATGCCGCCTAAGAAAGAAACACGTCCCGTATGGAAGCAGGGAAAGGGGTGGGTTCAGCATGACCCGCCTCGAAATCACCCCTGCTACAAGGAGTGGAGGAAGATCGTTGATCGAAGTACAGATAAGTGACGAAATGCTGATTGCTGGCCGTAGGAAGGCCACTGAGATGGGTCTACTGCATAACTCGATACTAAGGGGCGGCGGAAGCGTAGCAGGCTTCCTCGGTGAGCAAATCGCGATTGAGGCTATGGGCGGTAAATGGAACAACTCTTTTGATTACGACATCATCTTGGACGATGGTCGCAAAGTCGAGGTAAAAACCAAGCAGACATCTGCCACACCGTTGCCCCACTACTCGTGCAGCATCAGCAACTACAACACGCGGCAGAAGTGTGACATCTATGCGTTCACTCGTGTGTTGAAAGATTTTTCTAAGGGATGGTTTTTGGGATTTTTGTCAAAGGAAGAGTATTTTGAGAAGGCGAAGTTTATGAAGAAGGGGGACTTTGATCCCGACAACGGATACGAGGTACGGGCAGACTGCTATAATCTTACGATAGAGGAATTAAACAATGTATAAAGCACTGGTGATAGTGTGTTCTTTTTATTTACCGGACGGACCCTGTATGAATTTTGAAGATGAGTGGGGGCCATACCGGACGGAGGAACTTTGTGAAGAGCGGGTTATAGAGATGTCAGAAGTGATATTGCGGATGCCCAAGCCTCTTCCACCACCTCATGCGTACTCATACAAGTGTGAAGTAGTGGGGGAACAGTTATGAAGGCCAATTTGTTTTCATTTAACGTATATCTACGACAGGATGGCAAGGTAGAGCTTGCAAAGGATATGATCCGGCCAGAAGAGTTCCAAAGAGAAATGGACGCCGGGG